GGTGGCCGTGTCGTCGCCGGGCGCGGCCTCGGTGGCCGTGACGTCGACCGGGCCGGCCTCGGGCGCTGGCGCGGCCGCAGCGGCCTCGGGTGCGGCCTCGGTCGCAGGTGGCGGCGCGACGCCGGGCGGCAGGGGCGCGTTTGCGGCCGGCGGCGGCACCGCCGCTGGCGTTGGTGCGCCAACCATCGAAAAGCTCGACAAGTCCATTTCGGTTGCTCCCTTTCGCGCGGCACCTGCCGCGCTGTTTTGTGCGCGTTACTGCGCGACCAAATCGGACGGCTGACGCGGCATCGGCGGCGCAACAGGCGGCGCGGTGCCGCCGCCCTGCAACAACGCGCCAAGCAACTCGGCCGGCGAGCCGGGCGGCGGCCCGATATCGGCCGGGCCGGGCTGGTCGGTCAATTCTTCCATCGCCGCAGGCGGGGCTTCGGCCGGCTGCTCGAGCGCGTCGATTTGCGACAAAAACCGCCGCAGCAGGTCGAGTCGATCTTCCTCGAGGCCGGTTGACTTGCCGCGCGCGTAGTATTCAAGCGCAAGCTCTCGAGCTAGCTTCAAGTCGTCGAACGGCTCGGGCGCGGTATATGCGCCTTCGTCGACGATGGCGTCAAACACCGACACCAAATATTGTTCGGCAGCGTTTGCCAGCGACTCGACTTGCTCGAGGTCTGGAAAGTCGAGCAGCCGTCGAGCCTGACGCGGCGACAAAAAGCCCGCCTGCGCATATTCCTGCACCGTCTGCAAGCGACCGGCCGGATCGTTGGGCAAGCTCGAAACTGGGAACATTTGCATGACGTAATCGTCAGCGTCCAAGTCGACTTCGGACCAACGCACGCGGTTGATTGCGCCACGGCTCGGCGTGACCACTTCGTAATCGCCGGCTTCGGCAAGGTCTTTGACCAGCGCAATCGACAGCTTTGCGACGTCCAGAAACAAGCCCTCATATTGCCGGCCGACCGTGGCGAATCGGTCGCTTTCGATATCGACCATTTCGCGCAGCGCGCGGCCCGAGTTGAGCCCGGCAGGTTTCATGCTGCCGGCCGAAAGCTGCGAAATGCCCGCTTGCTCGTATGCCTTGGCAACCAGCATTTGCAGGTGGTTGAAAACCTCAGGCTGCACAAGCGGCGGCGTGACATACGCAGGCGGCGTGCCGGTGTAATTAACGATGGTTCCGACGTCGTTGTTAATGTGCTCTTTGACGATTTTTGAGCCGTTCTCGAGGAATACCTTGAACGATGACCCAAGGTGAAACGACCGCTGGATAACCCAAAGCAGCTTGTTGATTTCCAGCTGTATATTCATCAACTGCTCTGCGAGCCCCTGCCCCCAATAACCAAACAGTCGCGGCGTCCATTGGATTCGAGCAAACGGGAAAAAGTCGTGCTTCCACTCGTCAACGTCGGTCAGCAAAACGCCGTCGATGCTGATGACGTGCCGGCCGTCGCCAGCGTCGGGGCCGCTCGGCAGGTGCCACGACTCGCGCACCAACAGGACGTCGGCCACAACACCGCGCGACGTGTCCTCGGTCTTGGCGGCGTTGGCCGACATGATGACGCCCGAGTGCTTCGGGAATGCCTCGGCCAGCACGCGCCGGTCAACCAGCTTGACCCGGTGCAACTGGCGCGGCGTTCCATACGTCGCTTCGACGTCATCGACAAAAAGCTCGGACGGCAAAACCCTTTCGTGCTGCACGCGTCCGTTGCGCTCGAAAACGTGAATGAACCCGTCGCCCCAAACGGCAGCGTCGCGGAAAACAGAAAGCCCGAGCCGGTGCGTGCCGCACTCATAAAACAGACCGTCGACGAAGTTGTTGAGCCCCTTGGCGCGACGCTGCTGCTTGTAGTCACCGCCCGAAGTCAGAAAGATTGGCTTCGGTCGAGCCTTGCCAATCTTTGACGTGACGGTATCCACGACCGACTGAATGACGTTATAGGAAACCCGGTCACGCAGCGCCGGCTGCGTGCTGGCGAGCTTGGAAAACGAAACGCCAGCCAGCGACGTCGGCGCAAGGTTGCCGTAAAGGCGCGACGAAATGACCCATTGGGTATGCCGTAACGTCTGGTTGTCGCGCATCCTGTTGAGCGTCGACGATATCGCGTCGGCGGCCTCCTGCCCGTCAAGCTCCCACCAACGATAGTTGAGCGAGCCAAAGCCCGACGCCGCCGTCGAGCTATTGCCCGAAATCGAAAACGACCGAAAATCAATCGACATTGTTTGCGCTCCTGTTGCCCGCCACGCCAGCGGTGACGGCTTCATAAACGGCGCGCCGCTCGCCCGTTGTCAACGGCGCAAGCTCGGGCCACCACGGCCGGCCGCCAGCCGCAACCGCTGCGGCGATTGCGTCAGCCTGCGGCACGGCAGCCGAAACCGCAACCGAGCAAAGCTCGCGTCGTGTCTCGAGCCGTCGAGCAATCATTTCGTCGAGTTGCTGCTTGGCCTCTGCCACGGTGATTGCCGGTCGCCTCATGAGTCGCCACCCAAGTCGTCGAAAAGGTCGAGTTGATCGCCGGCAACTAGCTGCTCGGCCTGCTTGATACGGGCAAGGGCTGTCGCGTGGTATTCGCTCGACAACTCGGCACCAATAAACCGCGCACCCTCGAGCACGCAAGCAACCGCCGTCGTGCCGCTGCCGGTGAACGGGTCGAGCACCAAGCCATTTTTTGGCGTCACAAGCCGCACAAGCCAGCGCATGAGCGCAGACGGTTTGACGGTCGGGTGCGGGTTGTTTGCGCCCCGGTCGCGCGTGCTGGCTTTGGCTTGGTATCGAAACGCAGGAAACGCCACGACCGGCGCGCCCTGCTGGTCAAGCTCGACGACCGGGCAGCCCTCGGCGCACTTGTCGGGCTCGCACTCGAGCGCATGAGAAAAGACCACGTTGGGCGGCCAGCGGCCAACGGCCACGGTTGGCGCAGCGTTGGTCGGCATACCGCGCGCAGACATATTCGTCGACACGCCGCCGGGCTTGTTGGCTGCCGGCGGGTTGACTCGAACATCGCTGCCGATTCGACACGCGCCAACGTTGAGCGCGCCAACGCCATGCGTGCGCACGTTGTCGACGATGGTGCCGGCCAGCGGCTTGCGCGCCACAACGACGGGCTCGACCAACGGCTTCAAGGCCGTATGCCAACCGAGCCAGCGTTTTGCGTCGTCGGTCACGGGCGGCGGCCGCTGGTAGTTTTTGACGTTGTGCGCTCGATAACTGGCCGTGCCGGTGCCGTCGTCGACGCGCATATTGCCGGCCTCATGCCCTCGAGCCCCGGCCGCCTTGTCGAGTGCCTTGGAAACGTCGAGCCCCTTGGGCATGACGGGGCCGCCGCGAATCCACGCGATGACGTCGCGCAACTCGAAGCCAGCATCTTCGACCGCAACGGCCATGCGATGAAACGTGCGCGTTGCGCCAAAGGCCAACAGAAACCCGCCGGGCTTGAGCACTCGCAGCACGTCACGCCAAAGCTCGACGTCGAAAGCAACGCCGGCCGAATCCCAACCGCGCGCCATGAAGCCAATTTCATATGGTGGATCGGTGACAACGGCGTCGACGCTCGAGTCAGCCAGCCCCCGCAGCACGTCGCGGCAATCGGCGTTGACCACGGTTGCGCGACTCATGGCGTGCCCTCGGGCTCGGCGGTGCTGCTTGACGTGCAGACCGACCAAGAGCACCCGAAAAAGCAGCCGGCGTCGTTGTGCTCGAGCCACGAATGCCCGCACGCGCAGACGCCGGCCCCGTCAGCGTCGGCAAACGCCTGCGCAGGTGGCGCGACCGACTCGGGCTCGGCGGGCGTGGTTGCGTCAACGCTCGATGCGGGCGGCACGCGACCGCCGGGCTCAAGCTCGACTTCGAGCCCGTCAGGCATTCGCAAGCGGCGCACGCCACGCGCGCGCATCCATTCGACCAGCGGGTCGATTTCGTCGCTTTTTACCGTCACCACGATTCGCCCCAATCTGACGTCGGCCCGTCGTCGTTTGTCTGCATAAGTTCAACCTCGCGCCGGTCGGCCTCGCGCTTTTCCCAAGCATCAAGCGCCAACTGCTCAAGCTCGGCCATTTGCAACGCCGCCAGTTCGGGCGAGCCGGGCGGCGGCCGTGGCGCTGCTGCCGGCGTCGCAAGGTACGCGTAACAATGCCGCCACGCGTACAGGGCCGCGTCGCTGGCGTGGTTTGGGCACGCAGGGTGCTCGACGCGTCGCCCTTGAACCCGAGTATCCCAAACAAGGTTTGACCACTCGTCAGCCAGCACGGCCGCTGCATCAAGCTCGACGCGCACGTTGCCGAGTATCAAGTCGCCATTCATAAGCTCGATAAAATCGGCCTTGCCTGTTTTGTCGGCGGCGGTCATCGGCAGGTCGTGACGTCGGCGCAACTCCTCGACGGCCTGCTTGTTGGCACCGTCGACGACAACCCGGTCGACGTCATAGCGCCCGAGCAGTTGCCGAGTGCGCTGCGCGACGTCGGTGATATCGAGCCCGTCAGCCTTTAGCGCCTCGACGATATGCAACCGCCGGTCGTTGTCGTGGTACGCCGCCACAACCCAAGCCGTCGAGTCGGCAAACCCAAGATCGAGGCCGACGACATAGTGCCAACGGCCACGCCCAACGATGGCGGGCAGTTCGCCCCGATAGCCGTTGCGTGCCGCGTCGAAGCGATAAACCCGCGCGTCATCGTCAACAACCCATTGGCCCAAGTAGTGCTGCCGAAAAAGCGGCGTTTCAACGATGCGAGGATTTGCGGCGGTAAGCTCGGCCACTTCGTCGGCCCACTTTTGCGCCATATGGGGATTGTCACGCGCCGACCAGCGATGCCCCGACCAGCCCAAGCGCGACCAGCGGCCCGGCTGGCCGGGGTCTTGCCCCTCGGTCAACTCGAAAAAGAGCCCGCGCTTGATATTGCCGGGCGTGCCAATCAACGCAATTTGGCCTCGATAGTCGGCCACGGCTGGCTTGAGAATACCAAAAACCAATTCGTGCAAGTCGATTGTAAACGATGCCGCTTCGTCGATGACGACAGAAGCAAACTTCTGCCCGAGCATCTTTTCCTTTTCGCTTTCGTCGGCGTCTGCTCCCAGCAGGTAAACGACCGAGCCGTTGGGCAGCGCAACCGACAACTCGGTTTCGTTGAACCGGCACCCGAGTTGCTGGTTGCGGTCAATCGTCTTGAGAACATCCTTCCACAAAATGCGTTTTGCGCTCGCTCGTGTCAACGCAACATAAAGGCACGACACGCCGGGCCGGGCAAACGCCGCACGCAGCAGCGCCAGCCCAGCGCCAAAGCTCTTGCCCGAGCGACGCGTGCAAAGCACCACGCGAAAGGGCGACGCGTCGTCGAGAAAATCTTGCTGCCGCGCAAACGACGGGTCGCCAAACACGGGCGCGACCGGCGACAGCGCAAGCAACTGCTCGAGTTCGGCGCGCTCGGCCGGCGACAACTGCGCGACCAATCGGTCAAGCTCGGCGGCCGTCATTCGTCGTCATCCTCGCCGCTCGAAAGCAGCCGCTCGCGGGCGGTTGCCAGCAGCGCAGCCGCTCGAGCAGCGCGATCCTCGGGGCGCATCGCCTCGACCCGCATATCGACGCGCTCAATGAATAGCTGGTGATGCTTGCCCAACAACTCGAGCGCGCGCACCTTGATCGCAGATAACTCAGAATCGAATGCAACCTTTGCCAGTTCGGCCAGCACGTCATCGGCCTTGACCTGCAACCGCTGCAACGTCTTTGACCGCCCGGCCTCGATGGCTGCGGCGACGTTGGGCTTGCGAGTCAGCCGCGCCCCGTATTGCATGGCGCAGCTTGGCGCATAGCCAGCAGCAAGCGCGGCCTGCGTCGCGTTGCCCTTGGCAAGATACTCGGCCACAAACCGCCGTTCGCGCTCGGTCAACGGCTTGGCCGGCGCGTTGGCATTGGCCTCGGGCTTTCGCTTTGGCTTCTTGGCCGGCTTCGTCACGGCTTGCCCCTTTCGGTGCGCTTGTATGCCCTGACCTTGCCGCCGTTTCGGGCGGCGTATCGCTCGCGCTCGGCTTGGCGCAGTTCGTCACCGAGCACGGTGCGTCGCTCGCGTCGGCGGGCAAGGTACTGCTCGCGCTTGGCCTCATAGCAACGCCGGTTTGCCTCGCGCATTCGGTCGCGGTTTTGGGCCTGCCAAACCCGGTTGACCGCTCGACGGCGGCAGGTGCGGCACGCACCGCACTCGCACGTCAGCCGGCGTCGACCATCGACGGCAAACGTGCAAGCGCGGCAAAGCACGCCGGCCCGAGTCGTGACTTCGCCCAAGCAGCCAGCGACCCGGCACGGGTTGGCGAGCTTGGTGCGCCGACACGCAGCGCACGACCGGCGGGGCTCAAGCTCGCCTTCGCCCGGCACGGCCAACCGCAGCAGCGGGCAGCCGCACGCGCACCGCCGCCGATTCTTCGCCCCGGTCACGGCAGCCGGTAAGACTCGACGCGGGCGTGCGGAATGATCCAGCGCCCGCCGTCGACCTTGACCAGCAAGCCGGCAGGATGAAGCGCAAGCTCCTCGACCAGCAAGACGTGCGCGCCGAGCACGCCAACCTGCGCCTTGTCGGCCGTGACGTGCGTCACCGGGCGCGCGCCCGACCAATGCACTTCGCCGGCACGAAGTCGCGCCTCGCGCAGCGGCGGCAACGCCGGGCCGGGGTCAGCGGCAACGCTGCGCTCGCCTGCGATTGGCTTACTCATTGGCCGCCCCCTCGCTGCTGGCGTCCATCACGGCAAGGTCAGCCGCCGAATCGACGGCTTCGTCGGTCGCCTCGGCAGCGGCGTCGGCGTCAACCTCGGCCTGCTTGAGCGCAAGCGCCTCGGCGTTGAGCGCAAAAATCTTGGCCTTGAGCGCGTCACACTCCTGCTGCCACAGGTGCAGGTGATAGGTGCGCCGCCCAAGCTCGAGCACGGCCTGCGCGCACTCGCTGTCGATCTTGTCAATGGTTCGCGTCATCGTTGTTGCCCCTTGTCGCTGCAAACTGAAGTGCAAGGTACGGGTTGAAGTTCCATCGCTTGACGTGCGCCGCGACACCCGAAAGCCGCAGCGCGAAAGTTTCATGCGTAAACCAGACCGGCACGCCGCCCGATTCGTTGAGCGCAACCACGTTGAGCAGCCGCCGAGCAATACCAGCACGCCGAAACGCCGGCTTGACGTAAACGAAATGAACCGCCAAGGGCGACGGGCCGCCGCGCTCGGGCTCGAGCGTTTCGACTGCCGACCAACCCAAAATGACTTCGGGCTCGGCAACCGGGTGCGCGACCTGCACCGCCGAGCGGTCAAGCAGCGCCTCGACGACGTTGTGATGCGCAGCGAAAAACTCGCGCTCGGGAATATGCCTTGGAAAGTGCGACCCGTGACGAAATGCCCGCAACCACGTTGCGAAGATAAGCGGCCGGTCGTCGTGCGTCGCTGCGCGTGTCTCGATCATGGTTGCAGCCTATCCACCACGGCAACAGACGCAAGCGCAACCGCGTGCTCGCGGTCGTCGGCATCGCTGACAAGCTCGCACCAAGTCGCGTCGAGCCGCCGCCAAACCTGCCAACCTGACATCGCCCAACGCACCGCAAAGCGCGCACCGACCGGCGGGCCGCCGACAACTTCTCGAGCGTCACGCCGCAGTTGCTCCCAACGCTGGCGCGGTCGGGTGCCGGGCATAGCTGGCGCGGCCGGCGGGCCGCTTTCGTTCCACCACGTCACGACCCGGCCTCATACTTGCGCCAAAGCCGTCGATGATCGGCGCACAAGCGCAGCCGGTTGGCTGCCGATATCGACCGGCCGCAATCCTCGATGCGGCAAGTGCCGGCCGTGGCGCAGCACGTCACGCAAAAGCCGGTGCGGTTGTCGAGCCCGAGCGGGCCGCCGCCGCGGTCGCACGGCTGTCGCTCGACGCGTCGGCTTTGCGGTATCTGCCGCGCCCGACACGACACGCACAAGCCCGAGCGCGAGCGCGTCGGGTCAACGCCAATGACGCAACCGGGCGTCAGGCACTCGGCGGTCGCCTTGGGCGTGCGCACGCCGCCGCCGCAGCGGGCACAATGCTGCCGCCGCTCGCCCCGCAGCAGCATCAACGGGCAACGACAAACGATGCAACGCCGAGCCGGTGGCCGCCACGTCATGATTCGCCCGGCTCAAGGCCCAACCGCTGCCGCACGAAGTCGCCAATCGTCGGCCAGCACTCGGCGCAGTAAAGCACCGCCGGCCGCAACCGCAGGTCGGCCAACTCATGCGGCAGCAGGTCGGCCCCGAGCATGACCGCGCGCGTGCCGGCCTCGAGCGGCGTGCGGTGACTCGCGGCGTACAGCCCGCACCACGCGCACCCGACTTCTTGCGTGGTGTAGTCGACGGTTGCCACCAGCACGCCAACGCTGTCGTCGCCCGACCGAAACGGCACCACGCCGGCTTCGCCGTGAACGATGCCGAGCCCGTCGTGCAGCCGCTCGCGCAGCCAGCGCACGACGCGCACCGCCACCGACCGACGCACGTCGAGCACGGTGGCGATTCGGTCGCGCAGTTGCTCACGGGTCACGACGCGGCCTCGAGGTCGGTGGCGACTTGGCAGCCCCGGTGCCGGCGCTGGAACAAGCGAACCGTCGCAACAAACTGGTCGACGACTGCGGGCATTGGCACGCGCTCTTCGGCCTTGCACCTGTCGCACGTCATGAGCGGCCCGGCCTGCGTTGCCCGCAGCAACACAACGTCGAAGGGCAACCGCCGCCGGGTCACGGCGTCACCGAGCGCACGCAGCGCACCCAAGCCGGCAGCGTCAGCCCGGCGTCGTCAAGCGAGCCGTCGCGGAAAAGCACCAGCCACGCAGCCGGCGCGGCCGGGTCGGCGTCGGGGCCGGCGTATCGGTCGCCCGTCCAAAACCAGCCGGCCGCGTCAGGGAAAAGCGGGCACGCGCCTGCGGCATAATCCCAAAGCGACACAAGCTCGGGCACGCTTGGCAGCCGCCAACCGTCGCCAAGCTGCGCCGCGTATGCCTGCGCCTCTTCGTAACCCATAGGGGCAAGCGCCGGCTCGGTCTGCCACTCGAGCAGCGACCCGTTGGCCGCTTGCGTTGTCGTCGTCATGCGTTGCACCTGCTGCCGCACCGGGCGGCGTTGCGATTTACCCGTGCCGCAGTTCGCGCAACTGCCCCCATTTGCGCGCGATAGCCTTGCCGACGCGGCAGCCATGATGCGACAGCCCGCACGAACGCCAGCAACGTCGTGGGAACGCCGGCCGGCGGGTCACGATTCGCCCCGCACGGCCTGCGTCAACTCGGCCCGCAGGTCAGCCGACGACAGCCCCTCGTAGTCGTCGAGGAGTAACGCGAGGCGCTGCTCTTCCTGCCTTGCGCCCTCAGTCAGCCAGTCGATCTCGCCCTTGAGCCGCTCGACCTCGGCGCGGGATTCGTCGCGCTCTCGTTCCATCTTTTCTAGGATACCTAGCCATTCTGCGGCGCGAACATCGGTTTCTTTCAACTCCTCGATCAGCTTTTCGTTGTGCGCCAGCGCCTCCCGCAGCGCCTTGACCAGAGAGCACCAGTTTGAATGTGTGCGGGTCATCATTTCGCAGCCGGCGTCAAAGCCCTGCTGCCGGGCGCGCTGCTCGAGGCTGCGGGCGCGGTACAGGTCGCCCCGCACCCGGTCAAGCTCGGCGCGCAGTTCTGCCGCCTCGACGGCGGCGCGCTCGCCGGCCTGCTGCTCGAGCACCGACGCACCAACCAGCGACCGCCGGTCGTCGTGCAGCCGGCGCACCTGCTCGAGCGCGGCGTCACGCTCGGCCTCGGCAGCCATCGCCCGGTCGGCCTGCTCGGCTCGGGCGTGCCGTTCGTCGAGTAGCGCCGCGTCGAGCCCGCGCACAAGGTCGACAAGCTCAATGACGTGCGGCTCGCGCGCGGCCTTGCCAGCGCCCGCGCAGACGTTGCACGCGCGGCCTTCGTCGAGCCGGTCGGCCCCGCTGCCGTAGCAGCCGGTGCAGGTCGCAAGCTGCTGCGCCTCGCGCCGCCACCGCTCAAGTCGAAATTGCATCGTTTCGTTTTTCATCGCTCCTCGCATTTCCTCGCACCGC